AGTTCATATTTGCAATCACCTGTATAAGCAGACATCGTGCATGTCTTTCCCCTGTCTCTGAATGTTGCGGTATATTCCTTGCCCTGAACAAGCCCCACAAGCTCGTCCATTTCGTTCCCTGTCATGGCATTGTATTTGATTGTGACTTTGCGCAAGTCCCGGCGCAGCCAATCAATGTGCATCACGCCATCCTCTGTGCGGCCACTGTTGGAGCCGACATAGTTCTCATGCGTGATTTCACACCCATGCGGCTTGTACAGCGCAGTTCCGTTGACCGCCCAGTAACCTTTTGTGTCTTTGCTATTGAAGCTCATATCTTCCTCTTAGAAAGCGGGGCTTCCCGTTCTGATTTGTTCTCGGTGTGCTTCATCCTTAACGGCGCGGAATACCTCTCTGCCGTTGATGAAAACTTTGGTATCGCTGTTGCGCTCCATAATAGTGCCAAGCGCACGAATTGCTGCAACAACGTCTGCGGAGCCATTTCCGGTGCGGTATGCCTGCGCAGAAGAAAACTGCTTCCCGGATACTTCGACATCGTGTTTGGAAATGACCGTGCCCTCTGCGCTGACATTGACAGGTGCATCCGTAAGTTCCTTTTGCATCGAAGCACTAAGCCCTGCAACCTGGCGGATAACGCTGTTCTTGTTCCGTTCAATGCCGGATGCAAACAGTTTCATCATGTCAGGCATCCAGGTGTCAGCATCAGCCAAAGGGCCTTTATCAGGAACAGAAAAATGGAACCGTTCACTAATCCATTTCGCCGCATCTTCAAATCCCGATTTAAGGACTGTCCACGTATCGACAAAGCTATCTACAAAAGAGGAAGCGAAATCGCTGCCCCATTGTTTTGCCTTCTCTGGAAGTCCGGACAGTGCATTGCCGGAACGGGTTGCCGCATCTTCAACGCCAGATGCGGCATTACTTGCAGAATCTTTTACCGTTTCCGCATTTCTTCTTGCACCAGAATTGATATTGTCAAAACTTGCCGCATAAGTGCTTGCTGTATTGTTTGCACTTTGGGTCATTCGTTCTTTTGCGTTTTCTGCCGCACTACTCATTTGACCTGTGCTACCCTGTACGCTTTGTGCCGCAGCCGAATAGCTGGAACTGATTGTTGCAGCGGAATTTGTAGCAGACGTTGTTATATTACTGTTGGCACTTGTTACTGTTCCGGCAGTCTGATTTGCAGAATCTCTTACCTGCGCCATAGAAGTATCAACCTGATTTGTAGATCTTGTTACAGAATCAGCCATATCAAAGTTCCCGCTTTTGATATCCACAAGTTTTTGGGTGTAGGTATCAATCGCAGAATTGGCATTTGTAAGGGCTTCTTGCTGCGCCTGAACGTCACTTGTTGCGGTTTCGTAGGCTTCGTTCGCTTTGCTCAAAGAATCGGACAAAGCGTTATATTGCGCATCGAGACCCAAATCAGCCAGCATTTCACCCCATGTGGAAAGACCGTCACGATAATTGCTAAGTGCCGTTGTTGCTGTATCGACTGCTTCATTGCTCGCAGCAAGGCGGTCATTGGCGGCTGCAAGGTCTTGTTCCGCCTGAATCTGCGCCTTATATGCACTTTCCAACAAATCCTGCGCTGCTGCGGCGTATGCGGCCTTTTCAAGGCTTTCGATAAGGGCGTTTACATCGTCACGAGTTTCAAGCACCTTTGTTCCGGTTTCGTCCATGTGCAGCTGCAACCCTTCCAGGCCCATACCATTAAGGTATTCTACCTGGGACTGGAGCTGCTGCACTTCAAACGCGGATTTGTTCGACTTTTCGCTTAAATCGAAAATCGAATCGACAAGGGTTTGAACGCCTGCATACTTTGTTCCGACATCAGAAAAACTTTGAATTTTTTCGTTAAGTTCCTGCTGGTTATCCGTTGCCCGCTGAATACTTGCGGTGGACTGGTCGATCATGTAATTCAAAGTCTGGCAAAACTGGCTTTCGTTCGCCATTTCCTGCCCGGCTTCCTGCATTGCACTCCTGTATCCTAAAAACGCACCGGCTGCCGTTCCCACCGCTGCAATCACTACACCAACTGGGCCAAGCACAATGCCGCCGATCGTCCCAAACAGGGCAAATGCAGCCACACAGTTTGTTGCGGCGGTTTTCAAATCCATTGCCCCCTGCCCGAATTTTTTCATTGCATCATAAGCAGTGACAAAGGTTCCTACCGCCACAGCAACGGCAGTAGCTACTTTCGCCCACACCGGGAGTGCGCTTCTAAACGATTGAAGCCCCAAAGAAAAAGACCTCAAAAAACCGGCCCCGTACTCCAGCGATGAAACAAAAACTCCCGCAGCTTTTTTCAACGCTTCAAAGACAGCGCTTCCCGCAGCGGCTTTAGTAATAAAATCCTTGAACTTTTTCAGGAATTTGCTGACAGCTCCAACGGCAAAAGCCGTTAATATAGCAGCGCCAATACCTTTTATAAGTGGCATAAACGGTTCAAGCACTTTTTTGATGTTCTCAAAAGCCTTTTGTAGCTTTTCAACCCATTTCGTAACCTTGCTGTTTGCAAGGTTGGCGAACATGTCATAGCTCGGAAGGTTAATGTCACCTAATCCGCTTCCACCTCCGCCACTACCGCCACCACCGCCGGATGACTGGTCTGGTGCTTTATTGAGTTCATCGAATCCGCCGATCAGGTCATGCACAGCTTTTGCCGCAGAACTTGCGCTCCCACCGACATCATCAAGCCCGCTGCTAACGCCCTGTGCAGCACTTACGCCGGAACTTTGAAAATCGCCCCACTGAATCGTATGCCCAAAAAGTGATGCAATCGCGCTGATTGCCATTCTGACAACCTGAATAAAAGCAATCAGGGGCGGAAGAATCGCATTGATTGCGGGGATGAGCACCGCGCCCAGGCTTCTGCCGAGCAAATCAATCTGTGCTTTCAAAATGCGCATCTGGTTTGCAGGCGAATTCAATGTGCGGCCCATATCGGTCTGCGCATTTGTTGTCTGCTTCATGATAGCAATATAGCGCAGCTGTGCCTTATCCGCCTGAGACAAACTGTTAATGCTTTTATTGATTCCCAAATTGTACAATTCTTGTTGCAATCTGGCGTTGGAAATATCAACGCCCAACCGGCGGATAGGTTCAAGCTCACCGGAAATGGCAGCTTGCAATTTCTGGAACGAATCTTCTGTACTCAGATTGAAGAAGGAAGCCATATCATAGCCAAGCTGTGTGAGGTTCTGGCTAAGAATGTAGGCTTTATCGGATGCCATGCCAAAGCTGGTTGTAAGGTTTTGGAAAACAGCCATATTCCGCATGGCTTCACCGCTGTCAATGCCAAGCACGTTTTCCATCTTTTGCGCAAATCTGCCGCCGCTGTCAGCCGCATTGCCCATTGCCACAGCAAACAGGTTGGCATCTTCTACGTACTTGCTGTAGTTGGTTATGGCACTTTCCAAAAGTGTGTTAGCCTTTTGAATAATTGCTATCACAACGGCCTGTGAAAACAGATTTTTCAGAGAAGAGCCAAGCGCTTCCGTCTGTGCAGTCATATTATTGGAAACGCCTGTTGCCTTTTTCATTGCATCAGAAACTTTGTTTATTCCCGATACAGCGGAGCTTAAATTGCTCATATTGGACAGTTTTTCATTCAGTTTTTCCAAACTGTCAATAACAGTCTTTAAGCTACCTGTTGAAGAAAGAGACTCTATCGCCTTTCCCAACTTTTTGATATTAGTTGTGGCAGCTCCTGAATTGGCTTCAATCTCGATTGTAAGTTTATCAATCTGTACGTCAGCCATTGCTTCCACCACCCATCAAACTGAATTTCTCAAAGAAACGTCTCTCCGCTTCTTCTGCATCCCTTATCTTTCTTGCAATCTGTTCTTCTTCCGTCAGCGCATACGGCTCTTTCGGATACTGCATCGGTTTGCGCCCTTTCGGGATAAACGCATTTCCGATCGTGGCGGATATGGCATCGGCAATATACCTGCCCTGTATCCACGCCTTATAATTCCATTCCTCAAGCTGTTTTTTATGCGCTTCCCGGTATTCTCTGGCAAGTCTTGGATAACCATTCCAATACTCGTCAGCGCTCATGCCGATTGATAAATAATAAGGGGCTAGTTCTTCAAAAATCTGGCCCCATGTTTTTTGACCTTCGGGGAGATCGTCGGTCAAGCAATCTCCCAAGTCACCTTTTTTCCATCATCTGCAAGGCTGTTCATTGCATCGCCATAAATATCGGCCAGTGCGGCAAGAACATTATTCTTGCTTTCAATGTCCATATGGTTCCAGATGTCGTCAATCACCTTGCGCTTAACGCCCTTGCACTTTGCCAGAAAAGCACCGGCAAACATTTTATCGCCCTGAACGGTGGGCTGATGTGCCAGCATCTGGATGTCAAATCCGGTGTTCTCCATCTGCTTGACAGTCTCGCGGGTATAGGTAAGCTCGTAGCTTTTGCCTTCAAAAGTCAGTTTGATAGCGTCCATTTGCGTTTTCCTCCTCAAGAAGTAGCAACAGTGATGCTTTCGGTGAATTCAAGGTCAGAATCGTTGGTAATGACGATATTGAACTGAATTGCATCATCAACGCCTTTGCCGGGCACAGAAACACTGTGCTGACCATGCCATACCCAGCCCCAGCCATTACGGCTACGCACCGCATAATAGGCCGGTGTATTTGCCGTATCCTGTACTGCTTTCAGGTTGCCCGCATCGGTGTCAACAAACGCCGGGAAGGCACGCGCAGAGGATTTCGGCAGCGCAGGGATGTTAGCCTGCATGGTGTGCATCAGTGTGGTAACGTCAATGGTATCCGGGTCTTCGATCAGGTCAGGATATTCCTGAATCCAGCACAGCTCTTTCAGGGTAGTCTTGGAATCACCGCGAAGCAGCTGTACGCCTTGGGTACTGATAGCTACATGTTCATTTGCCATGTTTTCAACTCCTTATCATGTCCGGGTCAAAACCCCGTCTTCGGTCATTCGCGCACGGTACGTTGTTTCCGTCCGGTACGCACTGTTTTGATACAGGTATCCGCTTGTAATGTAACTTTGCCGAGTAAAATTTAAACTGTTGGCTATCTCGTCAATGCACATTTGTATTTTCCGGGCCTGGCTTGTTTTCGTGTTCCCCGTTGTGTAAACGCGCACGCGAAGCCGCACATTCACAAATCTGATTCTTCCGCTGTTGTCATGGTCTGTCGGCAAATCATCCTGTTCGATTTGAACACACGGGAAACTGGGCGGCTGGTCGGTAATTACGCTGCTTAATTTAACGCCGGGGAATTTTGCTTCCAGCTTTTGCGCAAAGAATTCAAAAATCTGCGGCTGAAAATCCTCTGTCAACGCATTACCTCCTCCCACACGGTTTTTATACTTGCAGCCATCTGGGCCGCGCTCTCCCACATGGCACATGCGGGCGGGTTGCCCTTTGTCCGCCAAACGCCGGGCTTTTGCTCGCCCTTGCGGTTATACACAGGCTGTGCCGTTGGTCCGGGAACGCCATCATAAACCCATCCATTCGGGTTTGAACCTTTCCCATCGCCGTATGTGCCATGCGCATACAGCCCGCTTGGATGCTCTGCAAATGCAACGCCTGTGCCAAACTCAATAAAGCAAACGGCCTGCCCAGTAGCGTAAATCGTGGCTTTCTTGCTGTGCTGTTCTACTTGAACCGTAATATCGCTCATGTCACCATCATAAACGGCGGCAGTAAACCGTATCTTGGCAACTTTTGCCCCCATTTCTGACAGTCTTTTTACAAACTGTTCAATGCGGGTTTCCAGCGTTTTTTGCCAGTTCTCGTATTCCTTTATCGCCTGCGCTATGCCTTTTTCGCTTAACGCCAGCTTAATTTTCATGGCACGATTTCTTTCAGCGCATACAATACGCCGTTTATGGTATCTGCCTTTTTGGTCACAACGTAATTCGGGCTTTCGTCAGAATCCCGGTTAATCCAGATAAGCGTTCCTTCCCGCAAAGGGCAGTTTGTGTTTGCCGTGCAGGCTGTCCGGCTGTAATCTGTAAACCCGCCAAAAGCGGCGGCTTCCATTGCGCCAACAGCGCCGCTCACGCTGATTTTCAGCTGTTCAGCGTGTTCCATGATGGGCTGTTCCTCGCCGGTACGGTTTCCGTACTCATCTTTCACGGCGGCAAATCCGCTGCTGTTCTGATACCATATCGTCTTTTGATTGGCTTTCAGGTCGCGCATCAGCTGCCAACCTTTCCGATCGGAACAATTTCTTCCAACAACTGCTGCGGCACATCTTCGCTTCCCCATGTGCGGCTGATTCCGCTTTCACTGTGGCTGGTTTCGTATTCCGCGCCAAGTTTGTTG